CTTGAGCGTAGGCCAATCCTTGGATGATGCCGTAGTTCTCATGGAGTGTCGCCATGCTCGCGTGTGATGTGAGTTTGGACACGAACTTCGGCACCTTCTCAACCCAGAGTTGGCTATCTGCTAATTTGAACTCCATTAGTAGTTTGGCCATGTCGGGCAATGACTCAGGCATTGAGAAAAGGAAGATGCCATGTGGCGAACTCACGGCGACGCCGCCGCCAACGCCTGGATCGACCGCAACAATTTTTTCGTTTGATTTCATAATAATTTTGGATTTTCAATAGACCGCTTTATAGATTCTCTCATGTGCGAATATTTGGCCAGCCCGGTTCCATCGCATGAATCCGCTCCGAGTTCCTCAAAATACTCATATCTGCCGGGAGTGTTGATGCGGCCAATATGGCACCACTTTCCCAGAATCTTAGACGCTTTGACGATTGCAGCAGCGTGACGAGAAATTTTCCATTCTGTTGATCCTCCGATAAAGATCGCGTCGATTTCATCCCAAGGAATCGAGAGATTCTCTTGCCCGTCTTGGCAGACCAGCGCAATCGGCCAATCACTTATTTTTTGCCTCCATCGCTGGAAACACTCCAAAGTTCTCATCGCAGACCCGACAACATCCGGTGCAGCTACAAACCGGCAGAGATTTTTTCTGGGTTCATGCTTTTTGAGCGTCCGCATAAAAGCATCAGCGTTGAACTTGCTGAAAGCTCCGTTGTCGATTCCAAATCGACCCTCTGGACGCTTTGGGTTCAGACCCGTAAGCGGAGTGAACAACTGCTCAACCTTTACTCCCAATTCGCTCTCGCACAGATCAAAGTCTGTGGATGTATCTAGCATCACGATCATAAGCCGGAATCTTTGAGCTTCTTACAAGCGGGACACGTTCCACAGGGTTTCAACCCACCGTTGTAGCAAGTCCAAATGTTGGAGCCGTTGATTCCCATATCTCTGGCAATTCCAGCGATTTCCCATTTTCGCTTGTCGAGATATGGAGCGCAAATTTCAACGCTGTAACCAGATTCGTTGACTGTCTTTTGCATCGCTTCAATGAAACCGCGCCGACAGTCTGGGAATTGCTCTTCATCGTCCTTGTTGCATCCAATCGTCACGGTGTCAGATCCAGACTTGCAAGCGAGGTTGACTGCCACACTCAAGAACACAGCGTTTCGGTTAGGAACGACCCAACTTTGCTCGGTGAGTCCACCAAGCGGAGGCAGATCAACAACCGTAAACAATACACCGGCTTGTTTTGCATGATACTTGGCGCACAGCAATTCCTGGCTGTGACGCTGCTTGTAATCGAACATCAGCGCATGCAGTTGATGCCCCTGATTTAACAGGTCGTACATCATGGTTACGCTGTCGAGTCCGCCAGATAGCAGATGGATAATTTTCTTGTTTATGTAGGGATTTTTCATTCGCTCAATATTTTTTTCAGTAGCACAGAACCGTTATTTGTTCCGCCGCGATACGCACGGCGCTCTTGGTTTCACCGCCATCGCTCCATTTCTCAACCTTCACACGGCCTTTGACACGCACCAAAGCGCCGTTCTGAATCTCGATAATCTTCTCCGCAACTTGTCCCCATGAGGACAGTTCGAATTCATCGTAATCTTCGTGAAACCTACCGTCCGCATCCGTCCAGTGACGAGCGACGGATATAACGCGGCGCACCATAAGCGCACCTGTCTTGGTTTCGGTTTGGCGACTGATGCCTCGGAGTTCTCCGATCAGATAAACCACGTTCTCTGTTGGCGTGGCTGTTTCGTTTGTTGTTGTAATTGATGCACTCATTGGAAAACGCAACCGAGTTGACGGTAGCATTCCACTCGCTTCTTTGCGTGGTATGCTCCGATGGGGTGGAACTTGTCAGAAAAGTCCACGATTGTCGCACAGTTTTTGGAATCTGTTTTCCGCAGTGCGCGACTCGCTCGCTGGATCGTCTTCTGTGATGACCGACCGCCGCTGACCATGATCAGCAGCTCGACGTTAGGAAGATCGAGTCCTTCGTCGGCCAATGATGTGGCAATCATGGTCCGCAGGTTGCCAGCCTTGAACTCCTCCATCGCCGCCTTGCGCTGCTTCTTGCCGATCTTCGAATGGACGAGGAGTGAACCGGGAATGCGCTTTTCGTAGTCTTCACCCAACGTGATGCGAGGGATAAGTATGAGCGTCTGCATGTCGCCATACTCCACGGCGTAGTCGATGGCGTAATCATTGCGCCCACGGTTCTCGCAGATGCCGATGTCCACAAGCGATTCCCAGGCACACATGCGTTTTAATTCGTCGTCACTTATCCGCATGTACCGCCGTCTTGTTACAAACAGCCGGTCGATGTTGTCATCGATCTTTTGCTTCAGATTCAAATCGGTTGCGTCGGAGAGTTGGAGATAAGCGTCGGCCAATGAATCACCGATGTCGCTGCGCTTGATTTCGTACTGACGATTGCGGAATAGCATCCGTGTCATCGCGTTACGATCCTCGTTGTCGCTCCAAGGAGTTGCGTCGAATCCATAACGCATGCCGTTACACGACTCTATGATTCCTCTCAGAACTTTCGCGGCACTTCTCTTTGCTTCATCGACAATGAGAAGCTGCTTCTTGCTGAAGTCCACTGATTCATGCGGACACCGAATGTCCACTTTCTCATCCGGCACACCAGCAACCCTCAAAGAAACTCTGCCCTGCTGACAGGTTTCAACGGTCGGTGCTGTCCATCCGAACGTCCACGTTGGATTCAGTGTTGCGTAATGCTTGATAATGCTCGCAGCAATCCATGTCTTACCGCTGCCTGCCGGTGCGATGATCAGTCCATCGCTAGTTTTGGCCCACTCGACTGCTTTCTGTTGGTATTCTCTTAGATTCATAATTTTAGGAAATTTGTCCCCCCGACCGCCGCTTCATGGTGGCCGAAGGGTGTTGTCCGTACCACACGGTACGAATCGCTTGCTAATGGGTGATTGCCCTCAAGGATGTGCTTACTTGCGTCGTATTGCTCATCTTTGCCAGCATTTCTCTCACCGCTTTTTCAGCGAGAAATCCGATCTTGATTCCCTGCTTGTTGCAAATAGCACGAAGCTCAGAATGAAGGGCTGAGTCGATTGTGATGACTGTGCTTTTCTTTTTAACCTTCATGGTTTTTTAACCTCCTCTAGTATCGTCCACATTCTCGATGCAACCTGACCGTCCGATCCGTCACAGAAGAAAGCGGTTGATGCCCTGCTGATGATAATTTCCAATTGTCTGACATGATCATCGGCTGCTTTCAGTTTGCGTTCGCATTCTTTAAGCTCAGCAATCGACACAAACTGTGCGTGTTCCCATTCTGGATTTAATACGAAATGGTTCACAACTTCACCCCCTTCTCATTCCACAGCAGCAGATCCGCTCGCATTGCGTCGTTCTCTGACTCCAGTTGTTTCACCCGATCCTCCAGCTTGCGAACCTCTACGGCAAATTTACGTAGTGAGTTTTTGTCACACAATCCGAAAGGGTCTTCCGCCATGTACCGGAGGTGTTCTTCAATGCTCACGGCTTGGCCTCCTTCTTTCTGCATTTATGGAAGAACGGGAACATGAATCGCCCGATCCAACCGATCAGTTCTCCGCACTTCTGGCAGCAATAGCTTGGGTGCTTCACAGCTTGGCCTCCCTGGCTTTGAGCCATTGCTTCATTGCTTCGTATTGCTCATCATCGTCGTTTGCGTTCAGTATCGCATCCCCCGCCTCCTCCAGCCGCTTGATGCGCTGGTTGAGTTGCTCTTTCTCGTAGAAAGAGTCATCTCTCTGAGATACGTTAGACTGTTCTTTTTGTGTTTGCCCAAGTTCAACTAAGTTTGGCGATGTAACATTTGCCATTCTCTCACACTCTGATGCTATGAAAATTCGTTGTTCTTCTTCTGTAAGTTTGTGCGATTGTGTTTGATCATCGCTTTCCACTTTTTTGGAACAATCGTCAGGAATCACAAAGTAATCCTTCTGCTCCCAGTTCCATGTTGGGACGTACAGAATCTTCAACAACGGTTCCATTGATCTTCGAGGTCTAGTTCCAACTTTTTTTCCGTTTGCGTATGCAATCATCACGTTTGCAGCGTCTAGCACTTCTTGTTTGGTCATTTGTTATCCTTTGCTTTGTGGTTGTTCTTGCAAGAAAGGGTATCGTTTACCGATATGCAGACGGCGGGATGAATCGACCCAAGAACCGTTAGCGTGATTTCGCCATAGATCAAAAATTGAAATCGGTGCCAGATAGAATCGCATTTCCATACCGATACTATTCGCTGTTCATTGCGCGAGATTGGCATCCCATAGACTTTTCCTCCGATGACATTTTCTTCATGCACAGCAGCAGGACGCCCTCCCAACATTTCATTGGAGTGGGGCTTGGCTATTGGTGTTAGGTCGTAGTATTTCATTTATTCTCCTTTGCTTTTGCCCACAGTTCGGCGGATTGTTCAGTAGCGTACGGCTCCATGATGTCTCCTGCTGCCGTGAGCATTTTGATTCTGTCGTTTGCTTGGTTCAGTTCGTTCTTAAGTTTTACAACAACATGATGCGTGTGCTTCATGTTCACTTCGTTTTCCAGCTCAATGATTCGCTTTTGAGCTTCGACCAGTTGGTCGTAAAATATCTGACTGTTCTGTTTACTCATATTTAGCTTTATGCCATCTATTTATGTTTGCCATGTCTTCATTGTCACGTAGGAGTTCATCCCCCGCCTCCTCCAACCGTTTGATGCGCTCTTGCAACTCCGTGTACTTCCGTGCCAACTCGGATGCGATTGTCTCGGCAATGTGTTCACCAACGCACACACCGTCCACTTCTGTCGAGCCTGGGAAGTTTTTCTGGTCGTTTTTGAACCACGGATAATTAAGCACCTTTCCGCAAATCTGCTCAATCTCAAGGTTCTGTTTTGCGATGCCGCATTCCAACCGCTTGATGCGGTCATTGGCTTTATCCCGCTGCTTAATAAGTAGTTGATTCTCACGAATGTGACATGCCATAGATTGCTCTGCTCGTTTCCATTGATTGTCAGCCAATTCGACATCGTAAACCGTCCTGCATTCGTAGGTAGCAAATCCGTAGTTATCCGACCTCAGTAGGTTTCCGCCATGAAGCATGATCGGAGACTCGCAGAACGGGCATTTGTCTGGTGCGGGTTTCACGGCTTGACCTCCCCTAAATAAACAACCTGCGACGGGTAAAGCCATCTAATGTCAACACCGTGCCACTCTCGATTTTCGGATTGGCCGCTGTGCTGTGCTATGGGATTGAGGCAGGCAATCCACTTCTCCAACCGCTCAATGCGCTCGCCCCTGTCCTCGTAAAACGCAACGTCCGCAACCAGCGCGGCGTGCTTGTTCTTCGCGTCCATTAGATCCTCCTCCAGCCGCTTGATGCGTTCTTCTGCGGATTGCCACTTGTCGCGATAATGCGTCGCACGTTCGCTTTCGATGTCACGCTCCTTAGTCACGGCGTTAAGTTCGCGTTCCATGAGCTTCATCTCGCCCGCCAGATCGTACATCGTAGCGTGAGGCTTGAAGTACGCCGCATCCGTTCTCGGTGTATCGCTGATCATTTTCGTGGCGTCAGGAATATGATCGCTCATTTGCACTCCTTCCATTTGCCAATCGCGCGTAGGAATGCCTCTGCTCGTTGTGATGCGGTGGCGAATGCAGGCGTAGACCATCGCTCATTCATTGACTCAAGCGAGTACACATACGATGTAACTTGCTCGCTAGTCAGCACCTTCTCCGCATCGTGCATGGCGTTGAGGTCGTTGAGATAGTCTGGCAGAGGATGCCATGCTTCTGGGTCGCGGTATCCGGTTTTCCACCCACACGCTTCTGCAATAGCTACTCGTTGTTCTTCTTGTGTCATTTCGCCTCCCTCGCTTTGAGCATCGCGTCGGCAATTTGGTACACATATGGCCCATCATATTCATCAAGGAAATTTCGTGATGCCATCAATCCCTGCAACGCCGCCGCAGCGAAGTAGTCGCGCAGGGTCATGCCTGTGAACTTGCGAATGTCACAGACTTCTCCGTTGCATCGTATTTGCTCCTCGCACGGAAACGCCGGTCCTCCGTCGTTGATTGGTTGCTCGCTCATTTCGTTTCCTGTCTCTTTAGATATTCACTGATTGCTTCATCTGCCACGTATTGTAGTTTGTAACCTTTCTTTTGTGCGTATTCTTTGAGTCGCTTGTGCGTGTCGTCTGACACGACAAACATCTTAGCGACGGGTCGTTTGGGTTTGTGTTCTTTCATCAGTTTTATTTGTGCGTTGCCTAGGAATACGCACCCCTCCTTGGCCCGCTTAGAACGGCTTTTCTTCGTCGGAGTCGATGGCAGTCGGTGCAGGAGCCGCCTTCATGT